TTCGGACAATCCCCCAAAAAATACAACGAACCGATTCTGGAATTGCTCGACACGATCCGCGACGGCCGGTTGTATACCGACGGTGATGATTTGCTGGCCTGGGCGGCCGGAAATGCGATCGGCAAACGGGACGCCGCCGGGCTGGTGATGCCTGATAAACAATGGTCGGAAGACAAAATCGACCCGATCGTCGCGTTTATTATGGCGTTTTCCGAATCGCTCTACGCCCGCCGCGCAACGAAAGCGGGATACAACAACCGCGGTTTAAGGTCTCTCAGGGGTGAATCTGCATGAATCGACGACGGAACAAACGCCGATCGTCCACACGAACGCCGGCGGCGGCTCGACGGGACGGCGAAAAGCGTTCGGCATTCAATGCGCTGCTAAAATACCGCCAGACCACCAAACACGGTTCCAAACACGCGGTTCCGGTCACGGCAAATACGGCGGTCTGTATTTCCGCGGTCTTTGCCTCGGTGCGGATTCTCTCGGGGTTGCTGTCGTCGCTGCCGATCAAGGTTTATGAACGCCGGGACGGCGGCCAGGATCGGGAAGCGGTGTTGCATCCTGTTTCGCAACTGCTGAAAGTCGAACCGAACCCCGACTACACGCCCGCGATTCTGAAAGAAGCGATCGGGCGGGATTACTGGCTGTTCGGCAATTCGTACCTCGAACAATCGATCGACGCCGCCACCGGCGAAACCTACGCGCTCACGCCCCACCTGGCCCAAAATGTGACCCCGTTTCGCAACACCGACGGCCGAATCTGGTACGAAATCCGCGACAACGACGGGAAACGGGTGGTCGATCGCTCGATGATGGTGCATTCTCCGGCCCTGGGCTTTGACGGGATCGGCGGCCAATCGGTCATTACCCTGGCGGCGCAATCGATGGGGATCGCGTTGTCGGGGGACGCCCTGGCGGCTCAATTCAATCATAGCGCGGCCAAACCGTTTTTGATCGTCGAAACCCCCGACTACCTCGACGACGAACCGCACACGCGGTTGACGAGAGACATCAATCAGGAATGGCGGGGCGACGACGCGTTCGGCTCCATGCTCCTGGAAGGGGGGGCGACCGCAAAAACGCTGTCGATCCCGTTCAAGGATGCGCAGTTTCTGGAATCCCGCAAATTTCAGGGGGAAGAAATCGCCGCGCGGTGGTTTGGTCTCCCCCCGCACCTGGCGGGCTATCTCGACCGGGCCCATTTCAACAACGTAGAAGAACAGGACCGGGCGCTGTTGATTTTCACACTCCAACCGGCCCTGATTCGCATTGAAGAAGAAATCAACCGCAAACTGTTTCGCCGCTCCGATCGGGGGCGGTTGTACGTCAAATTCACGGTCGATGCGTTGCTGCGACCGCAACAAAAGGAACGCTACGAAGCGCACAAATCGGCCCTGATGGCGGGCTGGAAAACCGTCAACGAAATCCGCGAACTGGAACAACTGGAACCGGTCGCCGGGGGGGATGTGCTGGCCCGGCCGGCCTCGATCTTTGGGAACGATCCCACCGTGGCCGCCACCGAACCGACCGACCCCCCACCATCACCGCCCCCACCGCCAGGGGATGCGGGGGAATCGTCGCGATCCTGGCGGGACACTTCGCGGGATCTCGCGGCCGGGATTCTCGACGGATTGCAAACGGCCGAAATTCACCACCTCGAGCGCTTCGCCAAACATCGCGACGCCGCCCGGGTGCGGGAATGGTACGAACAGCACGAACGGCGGGCGGTCGACAAACTGGCCCCGTTGGGACCTGCGGTCGCGCAATTGCTCGACCACTACCGCGGCCACCGCAACGCGATCTTGACCGCGTTGCAGCAACCGAACACCGCGGCGGCTCTGGAACAGGTCGCCGCCGGCTGGAACGATGAACCGGCCGCCCTGGCGGCGGCTCTGATTGCACACTAACAACCTACGGGGGCACCATGCCGCACGAACTCGAACGCCGCTATCTGTTCAATCGTCACGAAATCCGCATGGAACCGACCGACGACGAATCGCCGGGGACCATCGAAGGCTATGCCGCGGTCTTTTATCGCGACAACGACCCGAAAACAGAATTCGAACTGTGGGAAGGGCGGATCATGGAACGCATCGACCCCGCCGCGTTTGCGGATCTGGCCCGCGACGATGTGCGCTGCCTGTTCGATCACGATTCAGCGAAAATTCTGGGACGATCGGCGGCGAACACGCTGGAACTCGACGTCGATTCGGTCGGGCTGCATTACCGTTGCACACTCCCGAACACCACCGCGGGCCGGGATGTGGCCGAATCGATCCGCCGGGGGGATATCTCCGGTTCCTCGTTTCAATTCGACGTTCTGGAACAGGAATGGACCGAACGCGACGGCGAACCGACGATTCGCACACTCAAAAAACTCAAACTCTACGACGTGGGCCCGGTCACGTTCCCCGCCTACGAAGCGACAACGACGGGGGTTCGTTCCGATCGGGCCGCCGCGGAACTCGAACAGGTCGTCGCGGCCCGCCAGGCGGCCGCCCGCCGCCAACGCCGCCGCCGGATTCTCTGCGCAGCGCAACGGCCCCGACATTGAACAACGGGGCGGACGTTCAACGCTGTTCCCGATTCTGTTTTTGCGATTCGTCCAACGAACGCGACCGCACAATCTGCATTTGAGGGAACGCAATGAATCCGTTTTTAAATCTGGATGTTGAACTCGACCTGTCAAAATTCGAACTGCGCGATCTGATCGAGGGTCGGGCGGCGCTGCTGGCCGAACTGGACAAACTCGGCGGCGAAAATTGGGAACACGTCGCCCCCGAAAACGAACAACGGTTCGCCGGCCTGGCCGATCGTCTGGAAAAGGTTGTCGGGCCCGAAGTCGAGAAACGGGAAGCGGCGGCAAAACGCCGCGAACGCCGGTCGCGACTGATTCCCGGCCAAACCACTACCGCAACCCCTGAAGGGCGGTCGATTCCAACCCCTGCGGCTCCCCCGGTTCGCGAGGAACGGGACATTCTCGACCCCGAATCGCTGGCGAGTTATTCCCTGCTCCGCGGTCTGCGGTGCATGATGAACGACCGCGAAATCGACGGGCTGGAAGGGGAAGTGCAACAGGAACTTGAGAAACGCCGGGGGGAAGCGGCGAAAGGCCTGTTGATTCCCTGGAACCTGCCTGAAACCCACAATCGCACGCGGGCCCGGTTTTTCCGCGAACGCCGCGACGCCAAGTCGACCGACTGGTCGGGGGCAATCCCGACAATTCTGTCGGCCACGCTGATTGATGTGCTGCGGAATCGGATGGTGCTGGCGGCGATGGGGGCCACGGTGTTGACGGATCTGGTCGGCACCTTTGCGATTCCCAAGAAAACCGCGACATCGGCCCACTATTGGGTGGCGGAAGCGGCGGCCCCGACGGCCTCGGTTCCCACAATGGGCCAGGTCGCGTTTTCGCCCGAAACCATCGGGACTTATGTGGATTACACGCGCCGCCTGGTGAATCAGGTTTCCGTTGATGTGGAACAACTGGTTCGCGATGACATCATGGCCGCGATCGCGATCGGAATCGACCTGGCCGGAATCAACGGTTCCGGTTCGTCCAACCAACCCGAAGGAATTTTGCAAAATTCCAGTGTGCCTACGGTGGCCATCGGCACCAACGGCGGGGCGCTCACCTGGGGGGCGGTGGTCGATCTGGAAACGGAAGTCGCCGACGACAACGCCGACATCGGTTCTCTGGGCTATGTGTTTTCGCCAAAGGGGCGGGGACACGCCAAACAGACCGTTGCGTTTGCCTCGACGGCCCGCACCATCTGGGCTCCCGATAACACCGTCAACGGTTATCAGGCGATGGCCTCGAAGCAACTCCCCGACAATCTCAGCAACGGGACCGGGACCAACCTGTCGGCCGCGATCTTTGGCAACTTCGCCGACGCGGTGGTCGGGTTCTGGGGCGGGATTGATATGATTCTCGATTCGTCGTCGCTCTCCACCTCGGGCGGAACCCGTCTGGTCGGTTTGGCCGATGTGGATTTCCAACTTCGCCGCGCTGAATCGTTCGCGAAAATCGTCGACATCGATTCCGACGCGTAACGCTCTCTGTTCTGCTGACCGCCAGGGGGCGGAATTCTCCGTTCCCCTGGCGGTCGTTTCTCTGCTTTCTCGTTTTCTGAACAAACAATGGTGTTTTATGGATACTGAAAAAACCCCGCTGATCCCCTGGGTGTGGGCGATTGTCCTGGTTCCGTTTCTGTTCGGTCGCAAATGGCGCAACAAAGGGGACGAAATCGCGGTTCCGCTGGAACGGGCTAAGAAACTGAAAGCGGCCAAAACGATTGATTTTGACAAACGCCAGGCGATCACCGACGAACCGTTCCCGGTCGAGGATGACCGCAAAATTTCGCACGCCGAAAAACTCAAACGGCAACGGGGCCAGGTCGAACAGCAAACCACACCGGACCCCGACGACGACGGCACCGGCGGCACAATCACCACCGTCGAGGATGACGACCAAACGTTCGACGATCTGGGGCTCGTCGGCAAGTCGGCCGAACTGCTGATCGTCGCCGGGATCGAAACACCGGCCGC